ACTATCTCAGCTAATCCACCAGTTAAAGAAGCTATAAATATTTTTCCATTAGTATCATCTACAAAAATACTTCTATTTCCATCATAGGTGAAAGCTGAAGATGTAATCGTATGGCCATAGTGAACTTCTTCTACAGTCATATCAATTCCTGTTTCTTGTATGAAAGTGAAACCAAAATCAACATAGAAACTTTGTTTTGTGTTTAAAGAAGGATTCAAAGTTTTAAATGCTCTTGCTTGAGTGAAGTTACTTAATATACTAGTATCAGCTTTATCTATTTCCGATACTAATTTACTAAAATAAAATGTCTTTTTAAATCCATTGAGGTAGGTGGTGTTAAATGAACTAATTTTTGATTGAACTAAAGTTTTGATATCATTAGATAGTTTTGAAGTTAAATTGATGTTGTAATTCACTGAAGTAACAATATCAATATACATAAACTCCGGATTGACAAAAATCGGTTCTATAGAAACGGGTGTTTTATCCTTAATAAATGTTCTATATGCCTCAATTCTATTTTCCGGAGTTCCATCTGCATTTTTTACATCGACAGAAATAAAAACCTTTCCAAACTGGGGAGGAACTAGATTTTCTCCACCATAAGCAGTTATGTTTTCTATCTCCGGAAAATTAGTTACAAGTAAATTTTCGTAATCAGAAGTGGTAACAGCTCTTCCTTGTGATTGAAAACTTCTGGGAGCATTATATCTTATTGATTCAATTGTCTCATTAATAGACCCACCAGAAGCATTGTTTATCGTGGTAATACTGACATTCGAATGTCCATCGATACTTCCATCATTTAAAAATGAAGATGCACCGTTAGGTAGTTCACCACTCGATGTTCTATACTCTGCTACAATCACCGAACCATCCTTAGGTTTTCTTCCAAAAATATTATCTCCAAATCTCAACTCATATTGTTGGTTTTCTGCAGCTTCAATAAAATATATTCTAGAAAGAGAGTTTAAATTTATTAATGTGTCTGTTTTGTTATAAAATAACGATGTGTCTCCATTATCTTCAATCACAGTAACGGAAATACTAGAAGTATCTACAGTGGGGTTCGAAAGTACAAACCTTTGTGTAGTATTACTGTAATTCATGACAAAAGAATCAGTTAAATAACTGCCTTCATAAATTGATAAATTAGAAGAGAACGTACCGTTGTTGGACGTGTTCAATACCAGATTTTGATCAGTAGAAAAAGAAAAGGTGTTCGAACCTACTCTAGAAGTGAAAGTTGTACCTTTAGGTATTAGAACATTACTGACTGATGTAGAGGGTGTAATCGACAAAGATATATCAGCAATAGCAGAAACAAATGATCTTGGTGTGTAATTTAATGATTTAGCATGTGAAACAATACTATCTCTCAATTGAGCAGTATCAATGAACATTTCACTAGCAACCATATTAGTGTAAAAAGAATTTAGATATGTGTTATATGACAAAACATCTAATAATACATTAATATTTGAAGCTTCAAAATCCAAATCTTTAAAAGATGTGTTGTTTTTAAGGTATGTTTTAAGATTAGTTTTGATTGTGTTGAAATCTAATCCAACTAGATCAATACTGGTATTAGCCATTATCTGACCCTATTTAAAATAAGTTCTAGAGTTACTATTTCTGATTTATTTATTACACTAAACAATAAAGTCAAACTCATACTATTTTTATCAGGATTACCCAAAACTTTTAAGTCTATTACATCCACCCTTGGCTCAAAATTTTTTATAGCGGTTTTTATTAAATCTTTTGTTACTTGTTCCGTAGAAGCAGTAAAATTTTCAAACAACATTTTTTTTATATCACTACCAAAAGTAGGATTGAAAAATCTTTCTCCTCTATCAGTAAATAACAGGTTTTTAATAGAAGTTTTGATAGACTCTTCGTTTTCTAATACTTTTATGTCGTTTTTAATATCTTGCTTATCAAAATTATTGTAAAAGTCAGAATAAACAATTTTTTTAGAAATTTGAGGGGTTGATTTGTTGGTACGAATAACTATAGCCATTTTAATCGCCTATGATTACAGTTCCAGAGCCAGATTCTATTTTATTAGTTCCTGGTGAATTTCCTGAATCTCCAGTATCAGCAGTGTCACCTACCCTTGCAGCTCCTCTTGAACCATTATTAAGATTAATATTTCTTCCGTTAATTTTAATATTCCCATCTACTTGTAAACTATAATTACCCTTCACCTTCACATCGACATTACCATCAATAATAACCTGACTGTTTCCTTTAACTTCTAACTTAGTATTACCTTGAACATATACTATTTTGTCCTTTATAACAACCTCAATATCCTCATCAACGACTTTAGTCACCTTTCTACCATTAGAATTAATCTCAATATAAGTTCCTGTTTTATGAAATAGGTGAATTCTTTCTTTGTTAGGTGTATCATCTATCTCTATAACATGGCCACTTTCAGATTGATATACTTTATTAAAAGGGTACACTCCACCATAAGCAGAGGGAGGTTCTGGACCAGTTGTTATCTTATTTATTGTATTGATCTCTCTTGCAAGAGGTGTAACATCATGTTTCGAAACCTCTTTGTTTGGTATACCAGGTAAAGATCCCAATACTAAAGGCATTTGTCCATTTAAACCATCAGCGAAAAATCCGAAAACAGTACTACCCTCCATCAAACCATTAGGAGACAAACCTACTTTAGAAAAACTTGGATTATTAGCATTTAATATTAAAAAAGCCCAGTGTAAATCATCAGTAGGAGTTTGAACTTTATCACCATGATAGTTGTATATTCTTACCTTGACTCTCCCTAGTTTTTGAGGGTCTTTTCTATCTTCTACCACGCCAAACCACCAATAAAAACCTTCTTGACCAGCAAATTTAGTAGTCATCTCAACCCCACTTTATTACAATCCATGGAAATATAATGCTTAGCTTTACCAGAAGAAGTAATATTATGCCTAAGTCTTGAAATAATATAATTTCCACCTACCATCATATCATCTGATTTAACTTCAGTTGTTCCTGATGCCTGTGGAAAATTTAATTCTACCACATCACCAACCTTTAAAGAAGAATCTCCAGGAACATAAACTCTAACTAAGTTTGAGTTAAACAATTTTAAAAATGCTTGTTTAGCTCCCATCATATCTTCTAAAAAATTTTCATTTCTATTACCATCTTTAGGTATGAAAAAATTAAATGTGGGTTCATTTGCAAATTGTTGAGTTGAACTATCAGAAATATTCAAAGTATTTCTTTCATCAATCGGTACCATTGAGGAGAACTTTTTTGTTAAATCAAATACAGTTTCTTTTTGAGTTTTTGTAAAAATATCAAAATATCTAACTTTATTTTTTATACCACCTTCTTGAATAATATCAGTCAAATCCGTTCTTCCTAAATTTTCAAACTCAATAATACTTCTGTAACTCAATGCCTCTGTTTGAGGACTAATTTTTGTAGATGAATAATAATAAAATGTTTTAGAACCTATCTTTTGCTTTCCATCCTCCATCAACTGTTCAATACATTTAAATTTGAACCCTTCTTGATTTTCAAAAAATACAAAAGAAGATGAGGTGAATCTTGGATGAACTGCTCTTTTCCTGACCATATCTATAGCCATGAAAGGTGAGATTTTGGGTATTATTATTGTCTCTGTTCCCTTACAAGGATCAATGTCTAAAATTTTATCAGTTTGAAGATATCTATTGAATATATTGTTTACAATAAAATCTATCGTTTCATTGTAACTATGTAAAATATTGATGTTACTTTGTATTATTTGTTCCTTTGAAACACATTTAAGAACATATGTGTATCCTTTTCCATTTAAACTTTGTTGAACGTCTGAAATAGAAAAAGTATTGAACTTGTAAGTTGTGGGATAAGATAATCCTGGAGTTTGAAAAGTTATTTCAAACTCCTCTTCACCAATAATAGGAAAGTTTTCTAAAAGTCCAATTTTATCATCTAAAGTTATTTCTGCATACAACGAAGGAGAATTGAAGTCTTCGTAAATATCGATAAAAATTACTTGATCTGCTGGATTTATTACTGCTTGTGTATTAACATTTCTCAATAACAACTCTAAAATATCAACATCACCAACCTCATAATTTTTCATTTAAACAACTCTCTCATATCCTTCTGAACCTTACCTATGTAAGATCGATCTAAAATTCTAATGTTAAATTTTGACTCATTTAATTCTTCTTCGTATTTTAAAAAAGTAATAGGAGAATAAAATGAAATTTCACTTATTGGAATAGTATAATTGATAATTGATGTACCTGTTACAGATGTAGAAGTACCAGAATTAGTTCCTACAATATTACCTGTAGTAATATTACCTGTAACTTTATTAATTAAAATATATGTAGATCCAATATATGTTATATACCCACTACTTGTATTTTGAGATACCTTCTCTCCAACTAAAAACCCAGTAACCGAACTGACAGTCATCGATTGTATAATGTTGGTTTCAACAACATGATCTAATTGTTTTCTTTGATATGATACAATATTGTTGTTAAAACCAAAAACAGGACTATAATATTTTTTAATTGAAGCTGTTAACATATTATACGAAGAAGGTGATAACAAAGTGTCATCATCATAATAATTGTTACGATAAAAAGCTATTTGTTCTGCTTTAGGAATTGTACCATACTTTTCTAAAATATATTGGTTGAATTGTTCTTGAGAAAGAGGCCAATCGTAATATGGATCTGTAATATTATTTGACAAATAGATTATCCAATCTAATGTTGGATCATCATATACCCTTGCAGCTATTTGATCTGCCCTTTCACCTTGCTGTATTGTATAAGGATAAAAAACAGCAAAATTTTCTTGAACGCTTTGATCAAATTTAACTTTGGATATGATGTTAGTAACTAAATTATTAGCATAATTAGTACTAGGAAAGAAATTAAAATACCCTGCCATTTTTAGATCGCGTTAAAAGTTTGACTGTATTGTTTTTGAGTATTGATGAAGTCGGATTGCTGCTGCTTATTAAGACTGTCTCTTGTTATTACTCTGATTTCTTTAAAGGCTATGTTCATCTCTATATCAGTAGGGTTACCATCTTTAAAAAATGATGGTGTGCCGTTTGGAGAGTAATTGACACCGAAAGAAGTTACAACACATCTCTCAAACATATATGGTATATCCTGACTAGGTCCAAAAGATATATCTACAACGTCAGGAAAAGTAAACAAAGGTCCTGTTTTTGAATCTCCCCCCGCTGTACCTGGAAGAATCCTCTTTTTAACATTAAAAATAATTGTTTTTAAAATTTGCGATTCTTTAGAATTTTTAGGTGAAAATCTAAATGAAAAACTATGATCTCTCAATCCTATATCTTGAAAAATAGCAGCTAAGTGAGGATTAGGAACTGCTCCTGTTGCTTTATCAATATTAGCCAATAGCGACTCACCACCCAACCTTGCAACTTCTCCTCTCACTCCTACAGCTGCTGCTCCCATTATTGTTTTAGCTGTATCCTTAGATAATAAATCTTGTTTTCCTTCAATAACGTTTTTACCAGTTTCTACTAATGAACCTAACACAGCACCCAACTTAGCATCATTATAGCTGACACTGAAATTATCATTTAAGTTAGTGGGTATAGGTAAAACTACTACAAGTGTAGGATTATCTTCAGCAATAGATAAAGCACTCTCTTTTTTATAACTATGAAACATTAACTTGATAAAATATTTTCCTATATCTTCAGGATAGGTTAACACTGTGAATTGATCAGGTTGCTCTAAAGCGGATTTAGTCGCATCTGTTGCAAATTTACTTGGAACAGTAGGAAAATCATTAGGCTTGAATTTAGTGATTGGTTTTAAACCCGAAGCAGAAGCGGCTCCTGTAACATCACCAAACTTTAATTTATTGAAAGCTTGAGTAGTGGGAGATATTATACCTTCAATTTTTTGAGCTAATACTGCTCCAGCAGAAAAACCAGCTACTGTCGCTGCAGCTTTAGAGAAGAATGCCATAAATATTTCCTATGAGCTATAAGGGATACTTTAAACCAAGGAATCCTTCCAAATATAATGGGGATCCAACAAATATTATTTATCGTAGCAGTTGGGAAGCTAAATTAATG